GACGTAATCTTGAGCCAGTCATTATCTTGTGTAGATTCTTGGTCTATATTAAAAGTCCTCGTACTTCCTGTATGGTCAAGATAAAAATAACCACCGGCATATCCATCGCCATCATAAGTTACAGTATTATCATCACCATCAATATCCATGAAGTTAGTTGCACCATCTACATCTATAGCTGCTGTAATACTATTACCTCCACCTTGCACAGTCCAATCTAAATCTAAGTTAGCTGCTAGTGCAGTCATAGCATGATTAAGTGTCATAGTATTAGTATTACCTGTAACTTGTACGTTTACATTAGAACCATCTGCGCCCGTAGCATTAGTTTCATCTGTAGACATATTAAAAGTATTGCTGTCACCTATAAATGAAAAGTAACCTGTATAGGTATCTGCCCATATGTCTCCAAGAAACTTATTAGTAGAACCTTTTTGTAGAATATCTAAAGTCATTGTTGTGCCATCTAAATCTAAAGGTGTCATATTAGAAGCACCAGCTGTTGCATCAGCACCACCTATAATGTTACCGCTACCACCAACTTGCTCTATATCAAGATTAGATGTCGCACCTGACTGGTCTATATAAACTTCATTGTCAGCTGTGTATACGCTAAAAGATAAAGATAAAAACAATAACTTAATTAAAGTCCTTTTGTTTCCAATAACCTTTTTCATAACCCTCCTCTATTGTTTGCAGTACCGCTGTTTCAATAGCCATCTGCAAAGCAATATTTATAGACTCATTTTCTACTATACCGCTTTCTATTTCAACTAATTCAGTATTATTTGTATAAAATTTGAACACATCAGATGATATAGATGCACTAAGTATTGTCTTAGTAACTAAAACTTCTATTAATATTTTACCTGTTAAAACAGATACAGTACGTAAAGATATAGTTACAGAGTCCTGTCTATATTCTTTTGATGCACCAATACCTAAGTATCTTGCACCTGCACCACCTGATTTAACATTAGTTTCATAACTAATTACACCGCCTTCCATTAATAAACCGGCAAACAATAAAGGTTTTAACTCTTGTTTCTCATCAAACTTTTCTCTAGCAGAACGTATAATCTGTCTTTCTTTTGTAAGATTATCTAAACCTGTGCGCTCTACTACGTCAAAAACTTCTGAATGTTTTAATGCTCTAATCAAATATGCATCAGGTGCTTGTGTTACTGCTGTACTAAAACTAGCATACTGACTATTACTTCTACGCTGTCCTGTGTTATCTTCAAAAGACTTTGTGTAAACAGCCACTACAGGTTTCTTAATAGGTTTATCTACATTAGATAACTCAGTTAGTAAGATACCTATCTCAGCCGGCTCTATATCTCTTATGGGAGGTATAGCATTTTCTAACGGAGGTATAATTAATGCACAGTTAGAAAGTAAAAGAACCGAGAGGTACAGTAATTTCTGTTGTATTGCCTTCTTCATCTGTAATTAATAATGTTACTTTGTCATCCTCAACCCTATACTCAATAGTGTTACCCTCTAACTCTAAGATTCCAAAGTCTGATGTCGACTCCCCAAACAAATTATCTACCAACTGTCGTGATAACTGTGCATATATACGTGATTCTAAATTACGTATAAATCTAGCCAATGTAGTATTCTCAGCTTCACGTTCTAGTTCTTCTGCATAAGCTTTTATCTCCTCACGTACAGCTTCCTTCCTAGAAAACTCTTGATTTTCTATAGTTAAATAATGACTAGATGTACCAATACCTGAAAAACTAGGATTCTTAAATTTGTGTGTCATTTCATCAGCACTAAGTGTCAAAGAAATCAACACGATATTAACAAGACCTAATACACAAATTATGAATAATACTTTTTGTTTTTCTCTATCCATTTTATTTAATTTTTTCTTTTTGTTTTTCTTTTTCTTTCAACTCCAAAACTGTATTTACCTTTTGTTGTAGGCGTATCATGTCTTGGTCTAGCAATCTAAGTTGGTCTGTTAGTCTGATAATAGTTGTTTTCATTTCGCTAACAGCTGGGTCTATCTTGTTAGTTATAGTCTGCCATACAAAATAAACAAAGTATCCTAGTCCACCTACCATAACCACAGGAAAACCAAAGTCCTGTACTAACTTGGCAATATCCATATCCATTAGTCACGCCTTGCATCTATACTGCCATCCTCTACAAAGTTCTCTGCTCTAGCTATACGCTCAAGGTCTGGCGATATGTTTAACGCACTCGATACACTGGTATCTATACGTATTATGTCGTTGTTCATGGTAGATGCTCTAGTTATAAGCATCTTAGATATACCTTCTATAGTTTTGATTTCATCTACTAAACCATCCATCATTTGTTTCATCACTAAGAATATAAAGAAAGCCATTATCAACCCACTAGCTATGGGTAATCCTAGTTCTGATACTAAGTCTAGTGCCTCAGTCACGATTCCACTCTATCTCTCAATCGCTTGGCTCTGTTACCTACCTGTGTCGCCCATTTACTATCCATCATTTCGACAGCAGCTGTTTTGAAATCTCCTTCCTCCATAGCCTTCAAAAATTTTTTGAACTTACTCAATCTAGGTAGTCCTAAATTAAATGCCATGTTAGCCATCACTCTTTGTTTATCATCATCTAAATCTTTCCACCAAGGCATATTCTTATCTAGTTCCATACATACTATATCTATGTCATAGTTTAAACATTCTAATATTCTTTCTTCTGATACTGGTGTGCCTACTGGCTGTCCATATTCTTTATCTTTTGGTATTACTAAATGTCCAACACCAAAAGTAGGATATCCTAAATGGTCGTGATATATCTCATATATAAATCCCTCATCCTGTATTATTTCTTTTACTAATTTATCTCTATCCATCTTGGAATCTACTCCTTCTTTGTATAACACTTCTAGGTAATGCTGTATCTCTTTTATAGTTTTGTAATTCTTGCTTCTTTTCTTTTATTAGTTGCATATAAGCTTGCCTTTGTCTTTCTCTTTGCTCCTCTGTCTCGCCTTTAGAACGTGCATCTCTTCTACGAAATCTATATCTTTGTTTTATATCTTCTAACTCTCTTTCCATAGCTTTTATATTTCTTGTTCTTGTATCTTTTGTATCTATACCATATACGTTTACACCAACAAATCTTAATATTGCTTGAGGTATAGTATCTCCGGGTGAACCATTAGGTCTAGGTGTATCTTGTAATGCTTTAACAGTTTTACTTATAGCACCATTAGGTGTTAACCATGATGGCATACCTAAACTATACATATACCAAAACATATTTTGTATTCTATCTTCTACAGGGTCACGCTTATCCCATATAGTACGTTGTGTAAACGGGTCTTTATTTGTTTTGATTGCTAAGAAAATATCTGAGAAAGGTCCTGATAAAAATCCTGTTGTTCTTTGTGCTTCAAAAAAATCACCATTAGCAACATCTCTTGCTGCATCTGTATACATAGTCCAAGGAAAGAAGTAACCTATATCTAAAAACTGATATCTATTATCTGTATCTTTAAAAGGTAATACATACACACCTGTTCTTCTAGCAAGCCAAGGTTCTAAAGACTTTTGTAATCTTTCTTCTTCATCATCTTCAAATCCAAATGCATATGCAGTAAGTTGAGTAAGTCCGGCTGATAATGCTACATATGGTGCATATCTAAATGGGTGATTAATAGCTGTCTCTACTAAAGCTGGAAATGCTTTGTAATAAAATGTAAAGAAAGGCATACCTATAGGTGCTTTCCTAAATAACTTACCAGCCATAGGCACATCTGAATAATCAAACAATGCTTTCTGCGCTAATTGAAAAGCATCAAACTCAGACAGTCCTTGTCTCTCCATAGCATCTATTATTACTGCGGTCTTGCCTACTGACTCTGTAAATTGATATACATCACCAGCAGTCTTACCTATTTTTGCAGCTAAAAATTTTGGCATTCTAAAAAACTTAGCAGCTGGTCCTAATGGGTCTACATCTTGCATTAAATCTAAATATTCCTCACTTATTTGTAGCATTTCTTGACGAGAAAATTGTGTATTTTGAATCCCATAATCTTGTGCTATCTTCCAGTATGTACCTCCATTGTTTATTTCTGATATTGCCTGTCTCATTCTAGGTATAACTTTATGTATAGGCACACCACCTACTAGATTCATAAGTATCATGTTAGAACCTACGTTACGTACTACAGTTGGTGGATTCAAAGGCACTTTCATTAACTTCCATATACTTGTGCCTTTTTCTAAAGCAGCTATAGATTTACTAAATGCATTATCAGTATCACCCATAGTAAAAGTACCTATGACATCATCATAAATTTCTTTTCTAACAGCTACACCTCTCATCATTCCATACTGTTTAGTAGTAGGTAATCGTTTAAAGTTTTCATCTAAAGGTTTATCTGCACCATATCCGAGTCTCTCTGCTACTGGCATACCTAAATCTTCATATTGTTTTGCAAGACTTCTCATAGATTGTGCTTGTTCAGGCTGTCCTACTTCAAAATATGTAGCCTGTTCTCTTAATCTTTTAGCTTCTTCTAATAACCATAAGGCACTAACTTTTTGTTCTACTCCACCTTGCTCAATAGTCACTAACATATCATCATTACGTATTGCCCACTGTTGATTCCTAGATACTTGATTAAAAAAGTCTAATATAGCCATATCACGCAATGGTCTTTGAATACCTGATAATACTCTATACTCTGGTGATAACTCTGTTATATCACCTAATATTAATTTAGCTTCATCTGACAAATCTTTTCGTGCTTTTGTATATGAAAATTTAACTCCTGAAGGATTGTTTAAAATATGCTTCATATATAACAAAGGCAGATACGTTCCTCTATTTTTTTCAAATGTAGACCTTGGCAACAAACCTCTTTCTACTAACATTTGTCCTATTCTGTCTATAGCTTGTTTACTTTTAACAGCTTGTTTTCTTAAACCTTCATCAGTTATAAGCGCAGAATCTGCATCCTTACCACCTTCTATGTAAGCATTAAACTGTTCTATATTTTTATTAAGTTCTTGTTTAGATTTACCTGATTTTCTTGGATTAAAATATGGTGCTAAATTGTTGTAAAAATCTTTAGCTACATTTTCTACTTTTGTTAGTTCGCCAGCAGTTAATCCTTTAATTCTTTGATATTCTTTTCTTTCTGGTAATGAACCTAAACCACTAAAGTATTTACTTTCTGTAAGGTTGCCTAAAAAGTTTACAATTCTTTTCCAATAACTAGCTTTCTGTGCATCTGCTGGTGTACTAGAATATTTAGCAGGTTTATTTTCTATTTGCGCATCAGTATCAAAAGTAAACACAGGTACATTAAACCTTGACTGATGTTTTTTTGTAGGCTGACCTTTATTAAGTAGTCTTGCACCATCTTTAAATGCTGTTTGTAATAATAAAGTGCTACCCTTTCTATTATTTATTTCTCCTTTTAATCTAAATATTATTTCATCTACTTGATTTTGTTCTTCTTGTATTAGTTCATCGTAAGGTGTATCAAAGAATCTATTAGAATGAAAGTCTCTGTCTAATGCATTGTCTATTGTTAACTCATTATCTACTTCAGCTAATATATCTTTTACAGACTTACCCTCTACATTAAACTTAACACCTAATTTATCTAAAGATTTTTTAAATTTGTTTGGATATACATCACTATAAATATCCCATCCTGATTTAGCAAAAAACTGTTGTGTTTGTCCGGGAGTTAATTTTCTAAAATTAATATAACCAGCACCTAATGGTTCTTGATTACCTGCATTACGTAATAATCTTTGAGGATTTATAATACTTCTACCATCTTCTGTTTTAATTTCTTCAGCAGTTACAAGATTTATATCAGGTCTTTGCATAGGAGACCTTATGCCATTTTTAATTTGCCCTATAATAAAATCAGCTAGGTCATTAGGAAGAATTGTAGTAACACTACCAACTTTATCTTCTGCTCTACTACCTAAATAATTAACATTTTGTATATAAAAATTTGTTATATCTCCTGATTCTGCTAAAGGTATATTCATATCTTTAGTTATAAATCCATCTGTCATACCAACTAAACGTGCGTGATTTACATAAGAACTAAACTCATATGAACTTGTATCTCTTGAAAATACATCTGCAAAATATTGTGCAGCTGCACCTTTTATTCCATCTATATTGCTAAGAGTATCGGATGCTTCAAACTGTGTTAAATATCCTTCTTGCAATAAAACACTTTGTCCTACTGTTTGTCCAGAGGGTGCATGTGTTATACCTGTATTTGTAATATTAATATCTTTTAAATTAACTGAAGGATAAAAACTTAAAAAATTAAAATTATTTCTTAAATTACCCTCATTTCTTTCTGCTTGGATTGCTGTGCTTGCAATAGATATTCCATCATATCCCTCGTTTACAGCAACCATATTCATTTCATCAATAATAAAATCTTGCCATTTATTAAAATTAGGTTTTGGAAAACCTATTAAGGGAACTACTGGCATGTTCTCAGTCATAGGAGAACCTTTTAATGCTGTTTTAACTTCCTCTGATGTTAATGAATTTATTGACCTATCTGTTTGATTAGTATCTTCAAGATATCTATTCATAGCATCAACAACATGTGCATACATGTCTGACTGTATTTCATCTACAAATAATATTTTTCTTAGATTATTATTGTTATCTAATATAAATACATCTTTTACTCTAGCATGTGCAAATTGATTTTTTGTTTTTGTAAAATGTGGATTTGCATAAAACCCTCTTTGCTTTTGTGCCTCTCCCGGATTATATGTGTATATAAAATTTCTACTATTTTCTACTTGTACTCTAGTTCCAAAACCTTCATCTACAAATTCACGATTTGTAAAAAATGCATCTAATTCTTCTTGTGTTAAATTTCTAGTTTCTTGTGGAATGTTTTGACTTAACTCTTGTAATATTTGTCCTTCTGATTTATTAAGGTTACCTTCTTTAACTGCACGAAATAACATTCTTTGTATATCACTAAATCTACCGCTAGTTGTGTCAATATTAAATCCCGGTCTAGTTGCATAACCAGCCTCACCATAACTTGATATTAAAGTAGGATTTACAGAACCTATAGAACCACTACCATATAACATCTTAGAAAAATATTCGTTTCTTCTTTTAGCATCATTTCTTGCTTCTATCAAAGAAGTTAATTTTGCATCCTGTAAATCTAAACTTTGATACATTGTTCCTTCGTCCAACATATCTATATTAATTTCATCTAATATTTCTATAACAGGGTCAGTAACTACTTCTCTATTTTCTAAAGCAACTAAAAATCTTGATAAATATCCATCAGGGTCTGCCTTACTTAAAGATTCTCTCTCTTCAAATATTTGACCTGATAAAGTTAAATTATTTATAGCTGTTTCTATCTCTCCTGCTTTCACATCAGAAAAAAGAAAATCAGGGGATTTAGTTTCAACATTTAGTGCTTGCAATAAAATGTCAAAATTCTCATCTACATTAACTTCTACTGCTAAATTTAATTTTTTATAAGCTTTTTTTATTTCATCTTTATGCCTAACTAAATCATAAAATGCAGCAGATGATTGGTCACTAGGACCTGTATAAAATTTTTCTTTTAAAGATTTATATGTATCTTCTTTGTTTACTAAATATGACTGTATGCTAGAAGTTAAATTGTTTAAACTTTCTGTACTATTTTGTATTTCATTTTGATAATAGTTTATAGTTTCTTGTTCACTAAGACTTGTTGCTCTTATAAATAAAGCAGAATCGCCACCTGCTACTTCAACAGAGATAATACCAGTATTAGCTTCTACATATTCTTTTATCTCATCTATAGTTACTTCTCTAGGTTTTGTTTGTTGAGAACCATTATCTAAAGTTACTGTATCAACTTGTTCGCTTAACCACTCATCTAACTTTGTTTCTAGTAAATACTGTGGACTAAAAGTTATGTTAGAACCTGTTAATAATTTTTGTCCTTGTTTATTTGTTACTATCCACTTATCAGATTTTGTAGATTTAGTTTTAGTATTGTTAATGGCTTCATCTAATAAATTAGTTCTAAAACCCATACGACTAGCTTTGACTTCTTGACCGCCAAAATCAGGTGTACGACTATATAAAGGTCGCATATTTTTATCAGCGTCATAAGCAACATTCATGTCTTTTGTAATTGGTCCACCTTTGTAAGCACCTACATATCCAGTTCGTTTAAACAACTCTTCCTGAAATTGTTTTTGTGGTGGACTTAGTATCTTAGGATTATCTACAGCATCCTGATATAAATCACCTGTTCTTATAGCATCAAACACATCTTCTAATTTTCTGTATTTTTTGCCACTAAAGTATTTAGCAACTTGATTAAAAAATCTAAAGATAGGTTCAAATACTCTTCTGATTCCCGGTGTAAATTCAAAAGGAATTTTGCCCTGTAATTTTTGTTCGTTGTAATATCCGGACGCAATAGCAACAGCCTCCTCAAAAGTTCCTACATCTCTAGGTCTAGTTACTTTTGTGCCATCTTGTAAAACTACTGTTTCATTCCCTAATCTTGCTTGTGCTATATCAAAAATTCTTTGTTGATTCTCAGCTAAAACTTGTAATACTTCTGGTTTGAAATAATTATTATTTATAAAGTAATGCACAGCTTCGTGATAAATAGTATCAGTAGGTGTAGCAAATCTAGGTCTACCATTCTCAGGATTAGTTTCTAAATTTATAGCTATCATGTCACCAATAGTTACACCTGCTACCGCATTACCTGCCTCATCAAATAAATTATCTACTGCTACAATTTCTGCATCAGGAAAACTACGTTTAGCTATACGCTTTAAATTGTTTACTAAATCACTAGCATTTATATTGTCTTTAAACCTATATAAGTTTCCTTGATAATTAATACCAGATAAATCAGGTACTTCTAACTCTGGTGCTTCTTCTATCAAGTCTTGTACTTGTTCAGTCTGTGCAGCTGGTGTTCTACTTTGTTTTACTTGTGGTCCAGCTATAGAGCGTAGTTCTGCTAATGGGTCACTACGTTTAAACAACGAATTAGTAACTGCCTGTATGTAGTCTTGCTGTGATGCTTCGGGTGCATCTTTAGATTTTTTATTTTGTGTTTCTAAAAGTTCTACTCTTTGTCCAAATGTTTGTCTTGCAGCTAACTCTTTAGCTTCTGTTACTTCTACATTTGCAGGTACTGTAGTTTTTATTATCTTACCATCTGGATATACAACACTATATTGTTGTCTACCTCTAGCTACATCACTTGCTTTTGTTTTAACTTTTCTAACTTGAACATTTGGTATCTCTCTTGATGCTATTTGTTCATAATTTTCTTCAGCAGATATTTGATTTTCTACTTCTTTTCTAGCTATACCTTTAGCTATAGTAGCTTTATCTCTTGTACCAACTGCATCTTGTATAAACTGTTCACTGACTCCGCTAGACTTAGCTATATCTAATAATCTATCTCTTGTATATTTATTCTGTAACTCTTTGGTTCTAGCCTTAATAGCTTCATTCTTATTGAATGCTTGTCTGTTATCTATGCTTTCACTAAACGCTTTATCTATACTTGTATTAACTTTAGTTTGTGTAGGCAAAGCCTCTATTTGTCTGAATATATCTTTTCTTTGTAAACCAGTTAAATCTTTTATATTAGATTTTTTTGTATTAAGAAACAGAAATCGTTTAAACGCTTTATCAGCAGTATCAATATTCTTTAAGTTTGCCTGACTTAGTATATCTTCTGTCTGAACACTACCTTGTTCTTGTGCCACAAAATCTTTAAAGCTTTGTAACTTGAAGTCTCTTGTATCATTTCCATATGCAGTATTAACCTCTTCTGTTACATAAGTGTCATACTTATTTTTAAATTGTTTATAAGCCGGAGTTGTAATATTTAATTTATTCTTAGTTCTTACTGGATTCTTATCCGTATATGCATCAACACTTTCTCTATCAGGAAATCTACCAGTAAATAATTCACCATCTGGTCTAGTAAATGTTTGTAAAAGTCTGCTTCTTCTTACAGGTGCTTTCTCTTTTTTTATTAACTCAGCTTGGTTTTCTTTCAAAGCTTGCAGTTCTTCTTTTAAGTTATCTGCTTTTGTTAAATCATCTGCATCTTCTGCCTCTTGTATCTCTCTTTCTAGTTCTACTTCTCTATCAAGATTGCCTTGTAACTCAGGAGCAACAGATTGACGTTGTTGTTTTGTTGCTTCGTTTTGTATTTGTTGTTCTACATCCGGTATAGTAGGTACTTCATCTTTTAAAGACTGTGCTTTAGCTTCTATCTCTTCTTGTGGTCCAGATTTTGTTGGCTCAATTACAGAATCATTTAAAGGAGTAGCTTCTTTTTCTGTTGGTACTATAAACTCATCTTGTAATACTATCTCTTCACTACCTTGAAACTGTCCTACTGTGCTTGCTCTCCCTTCATTTAATACAGATTCATCTTCAACCTCTGTAGTTTCTGTACCTGATAATCCACCTGTATCCGGTTCATCAGGTGGCACAGGTCCTGCTCCACGTCTAGGTCTACCTTTAGTTAAAAGATTTACACCTACATCAAATATAGCACCAGCACCTCCACCATATCCAAAGTCAGATGCTAATGATTCACCTATGGTTGCTGCTTCGTTATATACACCCTTCTCAATAGCATCTTGTCCTATACCAGCTAATGCCTCTTGTATACCCTCTGCTGTACCAGTTACAACTGCTGACCTGAGTAAATCTACATATCCATCTACTGTTTCTTTGGGTAATCCTTGTTTAGTTATCTTAGAAAAAAGAATAGATGCAGGTCTTACAATAGGAAGGATTTCTGTTGCACCTAAAGGTATACCTAATGAATATGCTAAGTTTCTATCAGCTACAGACAAGTCTATACCTTGCTCTGCTTCATACTGTCGCATTCTTTCACTAGCTTCAGCAACTCCTACTGCTGCTCCGGGTGAAGCTATCTGTGTTGCTGCTGCTAAACTTTTAGTTGCACCACCTAAAGTTAACTCTCCTGCTTTTAATGCGTTGTAACCAGCACCTAACCTAGATGCTGCACCAGCACCACCTGAGACTACAGTTGCACCTACAAAACCTAATATGCTACCTAGTGCTTCACCAGTTCTACCAGCAACACTATCTTCTGCACCTATAGCATCACGCAGTTCATCCATTCTAGCTATGAATGCACTCTCTTTAGGATTCAACCAATCTTCTTGCCCAGTAAGATTAGTTGCTAAATCTAACAATCCCCATACACCCTCTCCAAGCATAGGTATAGTTCTAGCTAAACCACGTAGAGTACCTCTAGGTGCAGCTATTAAATTTTCTATCCAGTCGTTTTCTTCAGGGGTAAAATTAGTTCTAGCTAAACCAAATATAGGTAGATTAGGATTATCAACTTCTTTTGTGCCTAACTCTTCAGAAGTTTCAGCCTTTGGTAAATTAATATAAGTATCAAAAAGATTAAAAGGGTCAGGTTGTGTACCACTTGCTGTTCCAAATATCTCAAAAGGATTTGGAGTATTTCTTGGTTTTTCTGCCACTTTATTCTATCTTTATAAATCCTATTTTAAATCTGTTAGTCCGATTTCAAGCCATTCTTCTATGCCTTTACCTCGTCTATCCAAGTAATTATCGTAAATTCTTCTTAGGTGAGTATTATCCTTCAAATAACTATCTAACTTTTTTTTCCTTTCTGCATTTGTAAGTTCAGTATCTGCATTTAAATTAAGTATTTCTCCTTGAATTTCTTTTAACATTCTAGCGTATGTGTATTGTGCATCTTTAACACCCATATCTGCATATGATACTGCTGTTGCAGCATATGCATCTTCTTCGGTAAAGTCATCTGATATTTCTGAATTTAAAAGTCCTTGCAGCCTTGTAAGATAAGAATTTGTATTTGCTGCTAAGTCTGTTTGTTGATTTCTTTGTAAGTCATATTTAGAGTTGTAAGAATCTAATCTAAGTTTTTCTCTAGCAGAATATAATGCAAATAATTCTTGTGCTTGTTTCTGTTCATCTGCATCTAATGCTAATAATTGTTCTGTAACACCAGCACCTAAATCAGCAAGACCACCTAATAAAGTTGGAGAACCTTTCTGTGCTGCATTAAAAGCACCGGCTGCAATACGTAACCATTTATTCTGCATCCTACCTTTTTCATCTGTCATCTTGGCAATAGCTTTGTTAATTAAATCTTGATAATCAGATGATGCTGCATAAGCTATATCTTTTTGCGCTGCGCTACCAACACCAGAAGATACCATAGTATTTATATTATTAAGTCGTGCCTTATCATCATCACCAAGTTGGTTCTGTTTGTTGGCATCAGGGTCATTTTTATTTTTAACATTAGGGTCTGTATCTGTTCTAACTATTACATCGTCTATATCATCATCAGAAGGTGGTACAGCAGCAGGACTTTTAGCTATAGTTGAAGGGTCAACATTTTGAAAACCTGCATCTGGACCTGATGCTATTACTAATGGATTTCTTCCCGCAGGTCCTATATCTGGCATATTAACATCTGGTACTGGACGTGGATTAATTCTTAAATCTTGTCCTGCTAATGGGTCAAATTGTGGTGGTCTTAAAGGATTTAATAATCTATCTTGGTCTACTTGTATATTTCTTTTTCTTATTCTTTCTTCACGTTGTTTTCTTTCTTCTTCTAATTCTTTTGCTTTACGTTCATTAAAATCTAATAGTTTTTGATATTGTTCTTGTATAAATTTTGGTTGTTTTTGTTGTTCTATTTCTGCTTCTTGTATAAGTTCATCCGCTCTTGTATCAGTAGAGGGCAATACTGGTCCGGTAAATGGGTCAGTAATAGTATCATCTATAGGTACGTTTAATGGGTCTGGTATACTTATTGGGTCAAGTAAAGAATCATTTTGATAAAAATTTACATTATAATCTAGTTGTACAGGTATACCTTGTTCTAATAATTTTCTTGCTTCTTCTCTTGTTTGTGCAATTGCAAATGGTTGCGCTCCTGCTACTGGTCCACCAGTTTGAAATCTTTGCATAGGTTGTTGAGGCATTGGCATAGGTCGTTGCATAGGCATAGGTGCAGTTGGCATAGGCTGCATGGGTGACATTGCTGATTGTGCCAACTGCTGAACTATAGAAGGACTTCGCATAGGTTGTGCTTGTGCCTCATCCCTAATTTTTTTTCTATACGATAACTCAGATGCAGATATAAATGCAGGTCCTAGCAAACCCGTTTGTGTTTGTGGATTTAATTCTTGCGCTAATCGTTGGTCTGATTGTCGCTCAGCTATAGATATTAATTTATTAATATTACTATCTATCATTATCCTGCTCCACCACCTAATCCTCTAAACGCACCATATGCTCCTAGTCCTGTGCTTAATAACTGTGCTGTTGGATTAGCAGAAGGCACAAATCGTCTTTCAGAAAAACTAGGCTGTGCTGGCATACCTTGTAATATTGCACTAAATCTTTCTAACTGCTGATATGGGAACTCTCTTTGTGCTAAGAAATCTTCATACTGTTGGTCATATGCTTTCTGCAATAGTGCTTGTCTTGTATCACCTACACTAGACAGTGCCTTAAGTCTTGACATATCTAATGCTTGTTCTGTTCTATCTAAACCTGCTAATACTCCTGCACCCCTTAATCCTCTACCATATGCAGCTTCTAATGCTCTTTGATTAGCAAGTTGTGCTTCTAAATCTAGTTTACCTGCTGCTTGCCCAAATTGTCCTGATGCTATTTGCGCTCTTAGATTTTGGTCTGCTGCTTGTTGTTTTGCTCTTTCTGTAGCTATTTGTTCCGCAGACCTTTGTTGTGCTAATGCTATTTGTTGTGCATCTGCTGAAGTTAATCCTTTAAATCGTGCTGCTCTATCTCGTTCAAACTGCTGTTGAGCCTGTGTAAACGCATCAGATAATGCTTTAGCCTCTATATCTTGTAAAGATTCATTAAGTTCTCTTTGTGCTATTGCATCTTGCACAGCCTGTCTACTACCTCCAAATGCACCTGCACGTGTAGCACGTAAATTTCTAGCAGCTTGTTGTTCTGTAAATCTATCCATTGCTCTTCTTTGTTGCCTATCAAGAACATTACCTATATAGGGATTCATAAGCCTAGCAGCATCCCTGCCTCCAAAACCTCTTGATGCTGCTAAATATGCCTGTGGTGAAAATCCTCTGACACCTGTTTCTATAGGTGCTGCCGTATATGTACTTCTAATTGGTGCGCCTCTAAACCTAGACTGTACAAACATTGGTCCACCTGTTGCTGCTCTACCTGCAACATCTCTTGCTTGATTTATTCCTATTAAGTCTCTACCTGCTAATGCTTTTATTCCTTCTTGCGCACCTATAGTTTCAGGTGAAAAACCAGCAACTCTTGGACCTTCATATGGTATGTAATCCTCATAGGATAAAGCTTGCGCCCTGCCTACAAGATTCTTGTAGAAAGGAGCAGCGTACTCAGGCAGTCGACTCTGATATACCCTTGATTCTGTCTGTTGGGGTTGACTGCTTCCTCGACTCTTTCCCATTATCTTTCTCCGTTTTTACAACTTCTAAATTATTCTTTTTTAAATTTTGTTTTTTTATAATTACAAATTCTTCTTCCCAATCATGGGGTTTTAATTTTTTCACCCATCCTTTTCTACCTGTTATCTCCATAGATTCACATTCATTATCTACTGCCCAATTTTCCAAAACTTTTAACGATTCGTCCATCCACTCATCTAACCTATCACCAGATGCAAAAGTTATAGATAAAAACTTTCTTCTTGGATATGCAGTTATTTCTGTAAAAATAATTCCATAAATTTTATTATCTTCTTCTTCGTCAACCACAGTCCATAAAGTAGCCTTGCCTACTATGATGTCATGTAATAAATCTATCTTATCAAATCTGCCATTAGATGTAGGAACTACTCTATCTATGTATTCCTCTATCTTAGGATAGATATCTCTTACATATTCTTGTGGTACTAAATAAACTTTCATTACGTCACGGATTGTATTTGTTCTTCAAACTCTATCTGTTCTGGTTGTGTTGTGTTACCTGTTTTTGCTTTCCTAACTCTAGCTACCAACTCATCAAACTTTTTACCACCGGCTTCACTTGAACCATCACCTGCATGTGCTACTACATCTGCCGGTATGACATATTCATCTTTAGATAAAGCTGCTGGTTGCATATTATCTATTATGGCAGGAACAAAATCATCTACGCCACCACCCGGACCATCTATCATTCTACCTTCTGATGACATCATTTTTTCTACTTCAGCAGCTAATGCTAATAATCCATCTTCACCATAAGCTTCTAAATATCTATTAAAAACTTCTTTAGGGTTAGGATGTTTGCCCATCAAAGCCATAATAGTTTCTTCTTCTAATCTATCACCCGTTTGATTTTGTTCAGGCATACCACCTACATTAAATCCTTGTACTCTGCCACCACCTGCTTTACCTACCGCTACATTAGTTATTGGTTCTGGTTGTGGTTGATTAGTTATAAAAGGTGCTGTCTGACTAATAGGCACTTGTCTATCTAAACCTCCTTGTACTACTTGTGTTTCATAAACAGTAGGTGCTTGATAATCTTGCATTTCTTTTAGTTCATATTGCATTCTATCTGCTTGGTCATATTGAGGTTCATTTAGAACATCAAGATAAGCATTATTAAAATTAGGTATCTGTGAAGGTATAGCAGGTTCAGGTACATTCACAGGTCTTATACTTTCTAGTGACATAGGTTTAAAAAAAGGATTGCCTCCAAATGCATTTATACCAAAAGGATTAAATCCTCCAAAGGGTGTATATACAGGTGTTGAATAACCTCTAATACCAAAAGGTTCAAAGCCTCTTACGCCTTGATTTAAAGAAGCATATTGTTGTTGTAATGAAGGTATTGCACGCTCTACTGATGGGGATGGCATTCTTACTTTTCCAGCAGTTCTTCCACCTACAGGTCCTAATGGCATAGAACCAAATATATTAGCTGTAGGGTCAAAATCCCCTACACCACCTTTATTACCTTTCATTCCCATTAGTTATTTCTTTTCCTATACTCGTCTATAGCTTCATATATTTCTAAAGCACCTTTAGTTGGATATGGAGCAATAGCTTCTATACCTCTTACAATGGGATTGTATTTCCTATTGAATTGTCCTAGATTTCTATCTAGTTTATTCATGTTTACAGAATTACCAAAAACTCTATCCAATGCTGCACTTTGTATGTTTCTTATTTCCTCTAATGTAGGTGCTTGATAAGGCTGTGGTGTCATAACCTCATTCAAAGTTTTGGGTACAGGTGTGCTAATAGGGTCAGCCATTCTACCTAATCTTGGGTCAATCATAGGAGCAGCCATTGTTTCTGCTACTTGTTTTCTAATAGCATCATCTATTCTTCTACGCTCTAAAGTTTCCGCACTCTCTTCTATTTCTGCTTGTGCAGGTATACGACCATTAGCCATCTTTATAAGACCACCCATGTTTTTCATATTTTCTTCTATAGCTTTTCCTCTTGTTCTTTCATAAGAAGATAACTCTCCATCATTATCAAGGTCAGCTTTTTCAGGATTCTGCAAAGGCATACCACCATCTTTCAACATATCTGTAGGTACTTGCATAGCATCCATACCTGACATCATATCCATTGGTACAGTTCCTATAAATTGACGTTGATTTTCTTTTTCTTTCATTGTTGGTTCTTTATCTTTTTCATCTTCGTCATCTTTAAACATGTTCATTCCCATAGGTAATAAACCCATCATGCCACCACCTGTTGCCATGTTGCCAGCTAATGCAAGACCTGACATTGCGGGTAAAGAAGAAAAAGGATTACTCACTTTACCGCCATCCTCAAAGTTAAACTCATCACCTATTGGTAAAGGATTGCCTTGTATTAACTGTTGCTCTCCTTGGAATGCTGATGATAATGGGTCGCCTCCACTTCCCGGAATCATAGTTCTCATTTCTTGTGGCACATAAGGACCTTCATAATCACCAAATGGGTCCTCTTCTTCTGGCATATTAAAATCCATAGGCACGTACATTTCGCCTACCAATCCTGATGCTGCTGCTGGTAAGAACTGTGATTGAAAAGCTTGTGATTGAGTTATGCCTTGCCCTGCTGCTACTGCTTGTTCACCTGCTGCTGGAGTAAATCCTAAGTTTCTTCCTAACTGATTAAAGAATCCACCTGAAGTTGGCACAGCTGCATCTAATCCTAATGTTCCTGTAGTTGCAGCACTTAGGTCTTGTAGTGTATTTATTTGAGGCATAGGCACAGTTTGTGCTGCTACTGCTTCTTTTGTAACTTCTCCTGCTGCATCTGTTACAGCTTCAGTTCCGGGTATTTCTGTGGGCGCACCCGGCATAAAACCTTTTAGTAAACCACCTGTAATTGCGCCTGTTAATCCAGCTGTTATACCTTCTTTAAGACTACCACCTTCGGCAACAGTTCCTAATCCAGTTCCTATTGCAGATGCTGCTAATGGACTTAATGCTGCACCCAATGCTGTACCACCTAATAGTGTTGGTGCAATCAATGACCCTATGAGTGGCAGAAACGCCTCTGGTTGCCCTGTTTGTGGGTTGATGGTCAGCTGACCTGTTGGTGATAGTTTTGCTAAAGCATCTACTTCTATAGGATTCATGTGTACCATCATGGTATCGCCATATCTCCCCTGTTTAGCTAGTTGCTCTGCTGCATTTTGTAATGGAAAATTACTCATAGTGGTCTCCTAATCTATTTCCAACACACCTATTACGATGTGAAATTTATTCGCTGAACTTGCAGTCAGCTTTATTATATCTAATTCATCTAAAACTAACACCTCTCCGTTAGTTAAAAAACCTTTACGTGTATTCGTTGCTATTGATTCTACATCCCAAGTAACTGTGGTGCTTTCGCTGGTATCTGTCAACTGCACTGTTAAAGTATATGCACTACTACCATCAGAGTTATAAGCACTTAATGTTTTAACTATGGCACTTTTATTGTCTGGAACAGTGTATACACTTGTTGCATCTGTTGATGATAATGTTGTTAATACTTCTGTATATCTATTTGCCATTATGAAATATACCAATCAAATGCTTGTGATACCTCTCTGATAGTATCAGGTGCGTCTATTTGCACAAAGTTTAAACGCAGTTGATTTATTAATCTTCGCATATAATCTGCACTATACTGTTCAGGTGGTATTTCTAATGGAGTATTTACATTAAATATTTCGCTCATCTTCTGCCATCCACCTTAATATCAAACCTTGTATCACCCAACCTCCAACTATTATCTGCATCATTACTTTCTATTCTGACTCTCATTTGTCTTGCTCTTGCCCTCACATATGCTACGCCAGTTGTATTAGTTACTGTTGCACTTGTTGCAGTGTTTAAACTTCCTAATGGAAAGTCTCTAGTTTTTATAGAATATGTAAGTTCTGGCTCTGTGTCTGTTCCAATAAAAGCTACATCAGGTATAAGTCTTTTAATAAACATAAACTGGTCACCATCACCTGTATCAAAATCTGCACTTTCAACGAATGCTGTCATTGCAGAACCATCATCATTAGAACCTACTTCATGTTCATATAGATAGTTTGTTGTTGTTCCACTACTACCTGCTGCTAAAGGATTATCACTTGCACTACCTGCATCTATCCAAGAAGTTCTAGGCAAAGTGCCTATAGTCCATGTTTGTTCTAAGTAGTTGTAAGATACATATCTATCTACTTCATTAGAACTTTCTGAACAATAAAACCAAGACACTTCATTGAACTGCGCATTTCTTGTAGCAAAAGTTTTTCGTGTTTGTTCATAATTAAAATCATCAAACACGTACGCTCTTACTGTGCATGGTAATGAACGTACTGTTCCTGAATACATATAAAAATTATCTTGGTCCATAAAATACACTACATTATTAGCATTAACACATGCCTGTGGTGATACCATGCTAATCCCTTCTGTAATTAAATTTACTCCAAAAATAAAAGGTGGACCTATAAACTGCATTGAGTACAAAGCAGTATCTGTAAATATTGCTATTTCTTGTCTTGTTCTAATTGCTCCAACTATTTCTGAGCCAGCTGACAATCTTAATCCACCAGCTGTGTTATTAGTTTTAGGTGTCCATTGTGCTGCATTTTCTTGGTCAGACCATCTTATCTGCATAGGGTCTTGAGTAGCACTACCTATTGGGTTAGCACCCATACATATAATATGTCTATCTATTTCTGAAACTAATATCTGATTAGCTACAGTAGGTGTATCTGATGCTCCTGATAAAGTAGAAAAATCTACCGCTCTTGTAGTCGCACCATTAGTTTTATCCCAATAATAAATACTGCCACCTCTAGGATTTGATACTAAATCTTCACCAAAGTTATCCATACTCCATAATCTTAGTTGTGAAGAAAAACTATTTATACCTCCTCCCCATGTGCTTTGACCCCAAGTACCTGAACCAAAACCAAATCCGCTAGTATAAAAATCAGAGCCTGTATTTATTTGATATTCTGCATCTACACCAGAACCACCATTACCACTATCACTGCTATTTGCTGTTACTGTAGAACCTGAAGTATCTTTCGCTGTAAACGTAAACGTATTAGCATCTGGCACACTAGCTATCTCATATTCTTGATTTAGTACAGCAGCAGTAATGTTGCCACCTAATGATACTGCTTGTGCAAATGTTACAAAATCACCCTTATTTGCTCCATGAGTTGAATCAGTAGCAGTTATAGTAGAACTACCATTAGTAGCTGAAAAAGTAACTCCATTAGTAGTAGTCGCTCTTATAGGAGTTATATCGTGAAAAGTATTACCTTGTAATATATATAACTTTAAATGTGTTCCTAAAGAAATAAATTTATCTGTATCTAATGAAACCCATTGATGTAATTTTCTTGCTGAACCTAAAAAACTATTTAAACTTTTTTTTACCCAGCCACCTATTTTTTCCGGACGACCTGCACGAAATCTTATTTTATCAGCATCAAACCAATTACCTTCATTACTATATGAAGTACCTTCTTTATTTATACCCGGTTTGAATGTATATCTAGTTAGTGGCATTTTAAAAGACTGTTCACTTTATAGTCTCTTTTTATGAATTAGTTGCGATATACGCTTTACCTGTAGTAACAGCATCACTACAAGTAGTCTTT